ATTGCCGCTGGTTGGTTGCAACAGACCGACGCATCCGAACCAATGTCAGCCGAAGATCTTTCCGAACTTGCAGCTGCTTGGCGTAACGCTCGACAAGTTGGTGCCATTGGCGCACTTAACAGCGTCGTGACTTTTAAAGAGTTCTCCAGTGACCCGAACAAACTACAACTGATTGAGTCGCGTCAATTCCAGTCGCTAGAACTGTCTCGGGCCACTGGAATACCTGCTTATTTGCTCGGTATTGGCGTTCAGGGTTACACATACCAGAACGCGCAACAAGCACGCCAAGATCTTTACTTGTTTGGCACCAAACAATATTTAGATGCCATTGAACAAACATTGTCAATGAACCAACTTTTGCCCCGTGGACGGTACGTCAAATTTGATGTTTCGGACTACGTCTACGAAAACGATTTAGGGAATGTTGAGCGCGAACCCGCTTACGAATCTGGAAACCGCGAGGAAGAATATTCATGATTAGATTGACCGCTCAACAGATCACGCTGGACGCGTCCGCTGATGGTGAACCGTCGCGCCAAATCACTGGGCTTGCTGTTCCGTGGAATGTCAAGGCCCAATTGAGTGGTGGCGAGAGTGTGATCTTCCTTGAAGGCTCACTGCCCGAGGACGGCCCGATGCCGAAACTTTTGGAATACCACGACGACACACGCGTCATTGGTCGAGTCACCGAGAGAGTGTCTACTAGCGAGGGCATGATGTTTGTGGCAAAACTGAGCGCCACTCGTGCAGCTGATGACGCTTTGGTTCTGCTCGCCGATGGCGCTTTAGACAGCGTTTCGGTGGGAGCAATCCCCACCAAGTTCAAGCGCCTCGCAGACGGGACTCTAGAGGTCTCTCAGGCTAGGTTCGTAGAATTATCGGTCGTCACTCAACCAGCCTACGCCGACGCGCAAATTTATTCAGTCGCAGCCTCATCACCCGATGAAAGCGAACCCGACGAAACCGAATCCCCAACAGAAACAACCCCAACACCATCCGAGGAGGATGAAATGTCAGAACCCACAACCGTTGAAGCCGCAGTTGCGACTCAACCCATTTACGCAACCGCCGTTAAGCGCGACGCAAAACTGCCGACCGCTGTCGAATACTTGAGTGCTGCCATTGCTGGCGGAACTGCTTGGGAACGTATGCACGAAGCACTTCGCGCCGCAGCTCCCGACGTGGTCACCAGCGACACACCCGGTGTGCTCCCAACCCCAATCCTTGGACCCGTCTACAACAACTTCATCGGCCGTCGCCCTGTCGTTGATGCAGTCGGTGCCAAGTCCATGCCGGGCGGAGGCAAGATCTTTATTCGTCCCGAGGTCACAACTCACACCAGCATTGGTGCAAGCCTTGCCGAAATGACTAACCAGTCAGGCACTTTTGTGGTGTCATCAAATCAGGTAACGAAGCAAATTTTCGGTGGCTTTGTCAACATTTCTGAAGCCGATCTTGATTGGACCGATCCCGCGATCTTGTCAATTTTGCTTGACGACATGGGCCGTATCTACAGCAACGCCACGGACAATTACGCAGCCGATACTTTGGTTGCAGGCGCAAGCGTTACCCGCAACTTCGTAGCTGCTGATCTTGTTGATCCAAAGTCATGGTCAGAATGGGTCGCAGGATCTGCTGCAACAATCTTGTCATCGTCAAACGGCAACTTGCCAACGCACATCTTTGTATCGCCAGACATTTGGGGAAATCTCCTCGGTCTTACCGATACCGCAGACCGTCCGTTGTTCCCGCAAGTCGGACCAATGAACGCATACGGCAACCTTGCACCCGGACAGAACAACGGTAACGCTTTTGGTTTGTCAGTTATCGTTGACCGCAACTTCGCCGCTGCAACTTTGATTGCTGGCGACGCATCTGGTTACGAACTGTTTGAACAGCAGAAGGGCGCTATCTCGTTGGACAACCCGTCCACCTTGAGCCGCACCATTGCGTTCCGTGGCTACTTCGCCGCTTTGATGATTGACAACACCAAGTTCGTTAAGGCTGCTTTCGTCTGATAGACGGAACTGAGTAGAGAGACTGCACCATGGCCACATTCAGCGTGACGCACCACCAGCGTCTAGACGATGTTGCTGTGGTGCAGACCCTCGAAGCAACCGACATCACAGTCGGTCAGACAATCACACTGACAGGACTAGGTCACGGTCTTAACGGCACGCACATTGTTATTGCTGTACCGATCAACTTGTTTGCTGGCGTTAACGAAGCAGGCGATCTGCTGTACAACGAAAACGAAATCATTGTTAATCAGTTGATGTTCCAAGATGTTGGCGACGATCTAGAACGATCTGCTGCCGATCCGTTTGGAACTTTGACATGGACTTTGACTTGTACATGGACCACGGTCGGAAATACTCAGGAATTTTTGGGAATTTCTAGCGCCACGGCAAATGACACCGCGTTCCTCACGACTTGTGTCGCAGCTGCAAACGCTTGGTGTTTCAGGCGTCGCGTTCAGGCTGGTTACCACGACAGTCTTACCACTGTCCCTGATGGCTCTGTGCTGTTAGGAACCACGCTTTACGCCGCAGGGCTTTACCGTGAACGCGGGACCACTGGAGACAGTTACGCATCCTTCCAAGACATGAGCGGACCACCGTTAATGACCTTGGGTCGAGTCAACCAGTTGCTTGGCGTTAAGAGATCGCAGTGCGCTTAACATGGCTGGCATTTTCACAGACGCGATCAACACGGTCTCCGCATCGCTCACGGCCCTCGGGCTCAAACCCGTCACCGATCCACGCAACGCACGACCGCTCACAGTCTTTATTGAGTTGCCGTCGTTTGAATCGTACGGTGCAAACCCAACATCCAAAGTCAGTGACGTCACAATCACTATCCGAATCCTTGGATCGCCACCCGGCAACCAAGACTCAACCGACTACATCCTTGGCGTCGTGGACACGATCCTCGGCTCAAACATTGCAGTCGTCAATGGACAACCATCCATCGCAACGATCGGGTCGCAAGACCTCCCCTGTTACGACCTCACAATCAAACTCACAGCGACACGCTAACTAACAAAGGAAAAACATCATGGCAATCGTTTACCAAGGCAGTGGACAAATCACCATTGGCGCAAACAACATTTCACTCAACTGTTCGTCCATCACCCTCGAAGCAGGCTTTGACTCGCTTGAGGCAACCGTCATGGGAGCTACTGGGCACAAGTTTGTTGCTGGTCTCCAATCCGTAAGCGTCAGTGCAACCATCCTGCTGGAGTACGGCGCGACCTCAGTGGAAAAGTATTTGTCAGATGTTGTCGGCGACGGCGACACCACCGTAATCGTTGCGCCTGACAGCGGTGTGGCCGCACCCGGAAATCCGATTTACACGATTTCTAACATGATGATTTCGTCGTTTATGCCGATCTCAAGCACCGTCGGCTCCCTTGACACCATGACCGTTACGGGCACTGGTGGCACTTGGGTTCGCGCCGTAGCCTGATCTAGCCAACACAAACAAAGGACCCCGACAATGATTGGTATGACGTTACGAGTAGAAATGCTCGACGGAGAAACACACGAGGCACCCATCACCTACGGTGTCGCGTGTCGCTGGGAGGACCACCATCCTCAACTCTCCGTCGGGCAGTTTCTAGAGAACATGAAATTCAAGGCGTTGGCTTGGTTGGCATGGGACGCGGTGCGCTCGAGTGGCGTGACTGTGGAACTGTTCCCCAAGTGGATTGAAAAAGTGGGCGACATTACTTTCGTCCCAAAAGAGAAAAGCAAGCAGGACGCGCAGTCAACTTAATCGCACAGTTAGCAATCCGAACAGGGATCAGTCCAGTCGATTTGATGGAGTGCCCTGCGTCGGTTGTTGATGAGATGGTTCGGCTGCTTGTTGAGGAAAACGAGAAAGCGAAACACAAGCGATGAACATTCAGATGAAAGGTGTAGCCGAGACAATGCGCGATCTCGGAAAAATCAACCCTTCACTGAAACGCGAATTAAATAAAGACATCAGGAATGTTTTAAAACCGATGTTGTCTGAGATCAACCAGTCAATTCCTTCGTCGCCTCCGCTATCTGGAATGGCCCACAACGGCCGCACAGGCTGGCCCAACCGCAAGAACGCCCTAATCAAAATTGACACGCGCAAACCGCGCCGAAACTTGAACGCGACGACCACTTCAGTGCCAGTCAACATTGTCCGTATCACCACTAAAGGCGCTCCCGTCGCTATTGCGGACATGGCTGGCAAGTCTGGCGGTACGGTGTCACGTCGAGAACCAAAATATCAACGCCCAAACTTTGGTCAGGCCCTACCGGGTGACCCTTCCCGTTATATGTGGAAGAACGCCGAAAAGATGATTGGTAGTGTTGAGCGTGAAATGAATGACACGATTAAGCGCGTGGTGCGTGACGCCAACAATGAACTAATGAAAGTGCGTCTCTAATGGCAATTAACATTCCGATAGTTTCCAGTTTTGAAGACTCAGGTATCAAGGCCGCTAAAGCCGCTTTCGGTAATTTCAAGACTGCCGTTGCTGACGCTCAGGGTGGCATGAACAAATTTAAGGCTGGCTCAACTGTCGCCCTTGATGCTGTCAAAGCCAACGCCGCATCGTTTGCCGTTGCTGGCGGTGTCGCATTCGCCAAGTTCGCAGCTGACGGCGTTAAAGCCTTCCAAGAGTTAGCGTTAGGAGCCGAAAAGTTTGCTACCTCCACAGGTTTAGCAATCGAAGACGCCTCCCGATATATGGAAGTTGGCGCAGATATCGGAATCCCGATTGAGGCCATATCAACCGCTATCGGTCGCCTCAACAAAACAATCGGTGCAGACCCTGACAAAGTTCGTGAACTTGGCGTAGATCTCGTCTATTTGGCTGACGGATCGTTAGACGTCAACGCAACATTCCTAAAGACCATTGAACGAATCAAAGGTATTAAAGACCCAGCCGAAAAAGCAAAGGTTGCAGCGCAACTGCTTGGTAAGGGCTGGCAGTCAATGTCAACGCTTATTGAGATGGGCGCTACCGATCTAGCAACTGCTTTAGGGAATGTTTCGGATGCCAAAGTTATTGATCCAGCCGAACTCAAAAAAGCCAAAGAGTTTCGTGACACCATGGACAAACTCAAAGATATTATTGACGATTTGTCGCTTTCAATCGGTCAAAGTTTGGTTCCAGCGTTAGCAAGCGCAGGAGAGTTAGTTTCCAAAGTTGTTGAAATTCGAGATATGTTCAAAAGTATTCCGGGTGTCACCTGGATCACCGAAAATTTGAGTGGTATCAACTTACTGACTAAAGGTGTTGGTTTCGCTTCGGATGCCATTGGCGGTTTCTTTGGTTTGTTCTCAGACGAAAAAGAAGTAATCCCTGTATTTGCTGCGGAAATGACTGCTGCACGAGAGGACACGGACGATTTCAAAGCAGCCATAAAGCAAGCCCGACTAGATGCCATTCTGCCGTTCAATAACGCGGTGGACGGTATGACCACTGCGTTAATAAATGCCGACAACGCTTGGAAAGTTTTGACTGACTCGCTTGACCAAGAAGTTGCACTTGACCAAGCCAAAGAAAAACTTGTAGAACTTGAAGCTGCCGCCAAACTTGCTTTTGGTTCAGGTGCCCAAGCCGACATAGATGCCTACGAACAGCAGGCCGCCGAATTCGTTGCAATGTTGGCTGCCATCGCTGGCGGTATGAGTGACATTTCGTCTAAAGAAATTTTGATCCGTTTCAAAACTCAGGGTCCAGCAGCTGCTATCGAGTTGGCTGAATGGATCGCCCGAGGTGCCGAATATGGCGGTCTCAGCGCAGTGGACGCGCTAAACCTTGCCGGTATTTCTACGTTGCCCGTGCGAGCCCTTGGTGGTCCAGTTATGGGCGGTACTTCGTATCTTGTCGGCGAGCAGGGACCTGAACTGTTTACCCCTTCCACGTCTGGAAACATCACGCCTAACCACGCAATGAGTGGCGGTGGCAACACGATCACGGTCAATGTGAACGGTGGCGACCCTGACGCAGTGGTGCGAGCAATCCAAAAATATGCTCGACAAAACGGTGCGATCCCATTACAAACCACGACAAGCGCAAGGTTCTAAATGGCTATCACGACCGCTTTTACAATCACGATCGGCAACCTTGGTGCGTCATATGACATCACGTCTGAGGTCATGTCGTTTAATGTCAACACGCAAATTTCGTTGGCTGAGATCGGGACCAGTAAAGGCTCAATGCTCATTAAGAACTTTACGGGGTCTTTTACACCCGGTGGCGGTGGCACATATGGGTCGGTTGACTGGTTTAATCAGGCCGTACTCATTAACGGCACTACAACGGTTGGCGGTGTGCCTACCAGTTTCAAACTGTTTCACGGAATTGTTGACCAATTTGCGTTAGATGACAACGGGATTAACTCGTATGTGACTATTTCGTTTATTGACGCTTTGACTGCTGGCGGTCGTTCCGCAACAGTTAACACAGCTGGTTTTTCTAGCCTAGCGTCAACAGCGATTGAATCTTTCTATGAAAACTCAGATCCTGCTACGCCTGCGCAAATGCCTACTCTTGGTGCAACTAACACCGGTTACACAGTTACAACAAAATTTTTGACAAACGATTTTACTTTTTTTTGCGATGTAGCAAACGTCGGCAACAGTCTTAATTCGTCAATTTCTCTCATTATTACCCCTGTCGGGCCGTCAATGTTGATCCCAACAACGGTGACGTTGACTAACCCTGATTTTGGTTATGAACTTATTGATTACACAATGACTCGAAACGCCGCCAACCGTACAACTTTTCTTTTCAAAGACAAGACTGTTTCAGGCACCCAACTGCCTATTGGTGATCTTGTTACTGGTTACGACGAAAACCAACTCACAAATTATGTGACCATAACTGACCCAACGGGAAGCAGTACCGTTACAAGTTTTAACGCAACGTCCACAACTAAATATGGTCAACGGTTTAGGTCGTACACACAAGCGGGATCTAACGGTGTCGCAGATCAAACAAGTACAGTTAATTCGTGGATTAATCGTTTTGGTGAAATAACTTTTGCACCCGAAGAACTTTCATTTAGTTCTAAAATGGTTCAGTCTGCAGCTGCTGACGCCGCCGAACCGTTTTGGAACAAGATCCTTGACATTGAGTCGGTGATGTGGCAACCAGTCCAGTTGACCTATACGCCGACCGGGTGCGCTCAACAAACCAAAATGTCGGTAATTCGTAGCCGCCGTATTTCGGCTACACCGTCGGACTGTCAAGTAACGTTAGGTTTGTTACCCGCATACCAGTATCAGAGTTTTATTTTGGACGACACATATTTAGGGATACTTGACAGTAGTCGAGTCGCATAAAGGAGAATTATGGCTACGCAGTGGACAGCACAAGGAATTTCGTCGGGGGCGGTGCTTCCTGCGGCAACGCTTAACACCATCGGGGCCGCATGGGAAACTTGGACACCAGCCCTGACCGCCTCAACCACTAACCCAACATTGGGGACAGGTTCATCTGCTACGGGCAGGTATGGTCGAGTCAATAAAGTTGTTTGTGGTCAAGGACAAATTCAATTTGGTACATCTGGCGCATCAGCAGGTTCAGGGTTCTACTACATCAGTCTCCCAATCACCGCTCAAAGCAGTGGAAAAGTAATAGGTCAATTCCAACTTTATGATTCGTCTGCTTTTGCTGTCTACGTTGGAACTCTTATATCTGATTCAACAACTAGGTCGCTCATGTATTACAGCAACCCATCGTCAGTTGTTCAAAACGCCACCCCTTTTACATGGGCGGCCAACGACTTTATCCGTTACACATTTGAATACGAGGCTGGATGACCATGAAGTACGAACTAACTAGCCCACTAGACGACGAAACAATTCCAGAAGAATATCTGCTGGAACGTATGCGTTTGCACCGTGACCGCCTACTGAAAGAGTCCGACTGGACACAAGCAGCCGACTCACCCGTAGACCGTGAAGCATGGGCGACCTACCGCCAAACCTTGCGTGACTTCCCTGCCACATGGACCGCAGGACCCGAAGCAGACTTTCCTGATACACCATGAAAACGCTTTTTATTGTTGCGCTTTTATCTGTCGCCGTCATGTTCGTCGTTACTGGATGTAGCGACCGCACTCGAAACAACTGCGAACAACAACCCACAGCCCCAAGATGTGACACCTCAACAGGAGCAACCACACCATGAAGAAATACACCAACTCCGAAATCAAAGCCCGTCTTGTCCTGATGGTAGGAGCTGCATTGGCGCTCACGTTCATCATGAGTATCGGCATGATCCTGTACTCGCTTGCGTTTGTTGTCCAGCCATTGGAAGTTAGTCCCAATGACTCCAAAGCGTGGGAAGTGCTATCAAGCGTTTTACTGGTTTTGGCTGGTGCTTTGACGGGGCTATTAGCAAGTAATGGGCTCAAAGACAAGGGAGACAAAGATGACATCTAGACCGTACACAGGGAACAAAGACGGCAACCATCCGACCGAACGACCCGGCACGAAACGGTTTGTCGAATTTATGGAATACCTATTTGGCATGAAATCACTCGGTATCTACGCCAACCGACCTATGCGCGGCTCAGCCAACCTCAGTGTTCATGCAACGTGGAGAGCCGTAGACCTCAAAGGTAAAGGGACCGCCAAACAGAACGCAGACTCACGCAAAGCCATGGTTGAATTCTTGTTCACTCACCGCGACATTCTTGGCATAGAGGAGATCCACTGTTACGACGGCGTAGGTTGCCCAATCCCAAACCTCACCAAATACGGTGGTGGCTATCGTTGCGACCGTGACGCATGGAAAGCATGGACCCCACAAAAAAACGCTGGCACACCCGGTGGGGACTGGACTCACGTCGAATTAGCACCACATATCTCTGACTCTGCGACCGCTATAGAAAAGGCTTTCGCCAAAATCTTTGCGTAGTGCCTTGACATTCGGCTTGGGAGTCGGTCAAATGACTGCAACCCAAGTGCGTCCCCCAATAGGTGGACCCCGACCGCAGGAGGAAAGCAATGCAACTATCTATTTTTGATGTACTCGTAGAGACACCCGAGATGCTCAAATATGAGGCCTTCAAACAGGCGAACCCGTGGGTTATGCCGACCCTCACCAAAATGTGCTACCAGTTGATCCACCGCGGATACACGCATTACGGCATCGCAGCTCTTATCGAAGTCTTGCGTTACGAACACGCAATCACCAACGACCCCAGTAGCGAATTCAAATTCAACAACAACTATCGCGCCTTCATGGCCCGAGAGATCATGCAAAAACCGATGCTTGACGGATTTTTCAGCACCCGCAAATCAGTTGCGGACCTATCAGAGGACTACTAAATGAATCTTAAACGACTAGCCATAATCACCATAACCACCTACACCTTGTGTGCTCTATGGGCGTTCACTGGCGTCCAAGGCGACACAGACACCATTCAAACGGTCTCTGTGCCCCGAACGGTCACGGTTGCCATGTTGACACCCGAACAGATCCAAGACCGCTTAGAGGCGCTCACAGAAATAGCGACCACTACCACAACAACAACCAGCACCACCACGACCGTTTTGCAGTCCCCACGGATCGCAGACGTACCAGCCGAAACCAAATGTCAAGAATGGTTCCCTTCAGCGATCTCTGTCGGGTGGCCCAACAACACCGAGACACTCGAAAAGTTAGGTCGCCTACTGTGGAAAGAAACCCGATGCCAAAATGTGAGTTACACCCATCCATCGTTCAATGGAAATGATCACGGTGTCGCCCAGATAAATGAGATTCATACGAAATATGTGGAGCAAATCTTCAATATGTCGTTCGCTGAAGCAATGTCAGATCCGACTCTCAACCTCAGGTTTGCGTTTCTGCTTTATTCCGACATTGAAGAAACGGGTGGTTGCGGATGGAAACCGTGGCGACTGTGCTAGACCGCTGGTGGGATCATGCAGCTTGTAAAGGCATGGATCTAAACCTGTTCATATTCGAGCCGGGTGAACGATTTAGCAAAGCCCGAATTGCTGAAGCAAAAGCGGTCTGCGCAACCTGTTTCGTCCGTCCCGAATGCCTAGCCGAGTCCCTCAAATACTCGTCAACCATTCTTGAGTGCTACGGAATTTGGGGGGGTCTCACATGGAAAGAACGTCGCGAACTACAATCCGAACAAATCGTTGCCACACCGCTGGTGTATCGTGACGGCAAATACCGACAAATTAAGGAGCCCCGACCATGACCGAACAGTTAGCGGAAATGACCGCCATGATTACCAAAGCCGATATTGCTATGCGTGCCGCAACTTGGGAGATTGAACGCCTCAGGGACGATGTAGCGATGCTTAGAAAGGCGCTCTTTGAGTTGGCTTATGTCGCTGAAGAGCATGGTATCTATCTGTCAAATTTGACCAGATCAACTCAAGACGCAATCGTTGCAATGCGTTTAGGAGGTTTCAAATGAGTTTCAACCCAGCCGACTATGCGTCAGTCCAAGAACGCTTGCCCCTGTTTTGGAAAGACTGCGCCCGTGGACGCATTATCACCGAACTGGTCGTGGACGACGGCACTCGAATCGTGATGAAAGCCAGCCTGTTTGCCACATATGAGGACCACCATCCGACCACAACTGGTTACGCCGAGGAGATCCGCGGCTCATCCATGGTCAACAAAACCAGTGCCTTAGAGAACTGCGAGACTTCCGCTATTGGTAGGGCCCTAGCGAACTATCAGTATCAGGGCTCAAACAAACGTGCCTCATTAGAGGAAATCGTTAAGGTTTACAGCCAAGGTGGAGAACTGGCATCCACAAGCACAAACAGTGACACACCGACTGCACCGTTTGAACTGCACCACATGAGCAGGAAAGCCCCAGCACGAAACCAAACCCTTGGGTCAAGTGGTGAACCGCCGACCGCCAAGCAGTTGGGGATGTTAAGGGCAAAGAATTGGGAGGGTGCCGTCCCTGCGACAAAGCGTGAAGCATCCGAACTGATTGATCGGCTCATGCACAATGGCTGAGTCACTGACATATTGCATTGCCGACCCCCCGTATCTTGGACGTGCCGAAAGATGGTATGGACCAAGTGGTTGCGGTCACGGTAACGGGGAAGGGCGCGCTAGTTCGCATGAACAGGCTTACGTTTTTGATAGCCCTGATACTCACCGTCAACTTGTTGAAACACTTCAAAATGATTTTGATGGTTGGGCTATAGCGATGAGCGTCCACAGTTTAAGTACTTACTTGTCAATCGTAGAAACTGACAGCCGTAACGGGATCAGAGTTGCCGTTTGGAATAAACCAACTGCAATCACTAGCGGAAGCCGCATTGTCAATAATTGGGAACCAGTGTTGTTAAAAATTCCTAAAAGCCGTCGAGGGCATGGAAAAGGCTCAACTTGCCATGATGTCTTAACTTGTAATCCTCCGCGTAACGGTTTTATAGGTGCAAAACCAGTGGAATGGACTCTTTGGGTTATGCAAATGCTTGGCGTGCAAGATCAAGATTCAGTTTTAGATATGTTTCCCGGTTCAGGAATGGTTACTAAAGCGATGACCGTTCAAGAATTACAGTTAGGCCCGTTCTGATGGCTGAACCGTCCGAAGCAGAGTTTCAGAAGGCTGTTATCACTTTGGCTAAGTTGCATCGTTGGAAAGTCATGCACACCCAACCTGCACAGATCCGACCGGGACGATGGATCACCCCAAACACGGGCGACCAAGGATTTCCCGATCTCGTCCTTGTCCATGCCAGTCGCGGGTGTATTTATGTCGAATTAAAAGCCACTAAAGGCGTGGTGTCTAATACGCAGTGGGAATGGATCAACGCCTTGGAAGACGCAGGGTGTGAGGTCCACGTCTGGCGGCCCAAAGACCTAGAGAAGATCAGTCAACGACTCGCGTGGGGACCTGAACATGGATAACGAATTAGAGACTGCATATCGACTGCTGCAAACAGAACGCAACCGCTGGAGACTATGCGCCATCCAACTTGCCGAGCAACTCTATAAACGGCTGCCGAACCTTCCCGACTTGGAATACTTCTATGAACTACTCGATGAGACAGATGAACGAGACTGACCCTCATTGACCTGACTACCTGAGCGCGTCTAGCGTCCCATCACAACTGACACCATCAGAGCGCACAGAGGCGCTCACTAGCCCTTGTAAGAGTCTGAGCCTTACTGTGGGAACACTCGGCAACGAGGGTAGACGGTCGCGCCTAGTGACCGATCAGCGTTCAAACGTACATTGCGAATGGTTGTCCACCGAAAACAAATAGACAGGCTCCCATGGGCTACTTGCCCTAAATAGTGGGGGACACAAACCACCACACTCTTACCCGGCACGATGAGGACAACCGAGCGGTGCCCTTCCGCTTGGGCGTCAGTTCCCTTGACCTTGCCCTTATGACCTATACAAAGTTGACCTATAAAATACGCCACAACAACACAAACACAGGCAATACTAAAGACATGACAAAACAACCCGACACACGCACAGACATAGAACTACTAAACGACCCAACCGTATTAACCGTTTCAATAGACGTAGCGGCCCGACTTCTAGGTGTTGCAAAGACAACGGCCCACAACCATTACAAAAGCACAGGCCATGTAGTTACAGGGGTACCAGTACTTCGTTCAGGTCGTCGAGTACTTGTACCCACACTGGCATTACGAAAGGCACTTGGTTTATGAGTGGCAACCCGATCTATGGAACCAAACGATGGAAAGAACTACGAACCCAAGTCATACAAGACGAACCCGTCTGCCACTGGTGCAGGCGAGCCCCCAGCACACAAGCCGATCACGTCATCGAGTTAGACCAAGGTTCAGACCCATACGATAGAAGCCTCATAGTGGGCAGTTGCGCCAGTTGCAATGCTCGGCGCGGAGCGATTTACGTCAACCGTAAGACCGCCCAACGAATCCAAAACCGCAACAACGCCACCAACGGGACGACCAAAAAATCCGAAAAAGGAAAAACGGAAACCCCGTTTTCTTTTTCAGACAAAGAGTCCACA